GTGGCTATTTTGTGTGGGACAAATGTGTAACAAAGGACGGAGTAGTTTCAGAGGGTGCTGAAAAGATGATAGGCTCCACCTTTGAGTTATGTTGGTCAAAGCAAAAGCATAAGCGAGAGATAGCAAGAATTTTTAGCAGGGGTTTCACAAGTGCAGACAAAAGTGCGAGAGTACACCCAACACAGAAACCTATACAGTTGGCAGTATGGTTCTATAAAAAATTTAGTAAAGAAAAGGATTTAATTGTTGATTTATACGGAGGAAGTGGCTCTTTTCTTATGGCTTGTGAGCAAACCAATAGAAAATGTTATATGATGGAGATTGACCCATATTACTGTCAGGTAATAATTGACAGATGGGAAAAGTTCACAGGGAAGAAAGCAAAGAAATTATAGCTATGATAAAATATGAAATATAGGATATAAGATGTTATGATTATGTTATGAAAAACGGTATAAACAACGGTGTACCCAACAGCGAAGCAACACAATTTACGCCAGACAGGCAACCCACACCAGAGCAAAAGAGGGCTGGTTGGGAAAGAAAGAGAGCAAGGCAGGAGATAATGGACTTGATGACCAAGTTGAGAAATATGTCGGTTAAAGAGTTTGATGAATTAAAGGAAGATGTTAAGAAAAATCCTGATAGGCATACGGTTTTAGAAACAAAGCTGATGCAGTATATTACAAAGGAGAGGTTTACTATTGATTTTCTGGATAGGAATGTAGGCAGACCTCAGCAGGACATTGACGTTACAACAGGTGGTGAGAAAATAGATACCGTAGTTGTTAAGTTTATTGAAACAAAAGATGAAGCTGGAAATGAATGCAACGAAAGTATTGAAGAAAACGATACGAGCAGAGAAGAAGTATAAGATTATCTGCCACGAAGGAGGTTCTAGGAGTAGTAAAACTTGGAGTATATTTCAATTCTTTTTGTTGAAAGCAGTAAAGGGAGAGGGTGTAACTGTTACCATTGTTAGAGATAAACTAACTTGGATTAAAAGTACCTTGTTAAAAGATTTTGCAGAAATGACGAATAGGTATGGTCTAAGTATAACGCCTGAAATAAACTTTAATAGAGCAGACCAGGTTTATAATGTAAATGGTAGTGAGTTTGCTTTTTATGGGTTAGATTATGCAGAGAAATTGCACGGAAGAAAGCAGGACTGGTTTTGGATTAATGAAGCATTAGAAGTTGAAAAAAGGCATTTTGACCAGTTAGAAATGAGAACTACAAAAGGTGGTTTAATAGACTACAATCCGTATAATGATGTGGGCTGGGTTTATGATATTCAGAAGCGACCTGATGTATGTGTAATTAAAAGCACAATGTGGGACAATCCTTTTCTGGAAGAAAATATCAGAAAGAAGATTTTAAGTTACAAACCTACACCAGAGAATATTAGGAACGGAACGGCTGATAATTATATGTGGGAAGTTTATGGTTTGGGGAATAAAGCAAAATTGCAAGGTGTAATATTTGTTAACTGGGATATTGTAGAGGGTATTCCTGATGGTGCTAGGTTTTTGGGATATGGGCTGGACTTTGGTTTTAGAAATGACCCTACTGCATTAGTTGGTCTTTGGGAGTTTGATAAGGAATTATATGCAGATAATCCTATTTATAGAACTGGAATGCTGAATAGTGATATTATAAACGAATTAAAGAAGTTAAAAGTGAATAGTGGTGATTTGATAGTTGGTGATAGTAATGAGCCGAAGAGCATTGAAGAAATTAGAAGAGCAGGATTTAATATTAAAGGGGCGTACAAAGGTGCTGATAGTGTAAGGTATGGAATTGATTTGTTAAAATCTTTTAAGATACATATAACTAAAAGGAGTATTGAAATGGAAAATGAGTTAAGAAAATATAAATGGAAAGAAGATAGAAATGGAAATATGTTAAATGAACCTATTGACGAATTAAATCACGGTATTGATAGTTTAAGATATATTGCAATGGAGAAATTAGGGAATAAACAAGAAGTACAGATTTTGAATAGGGAGTTGCTTGGATTGTAAAGATTGTAAATAGTAAGAATAAATAGTAAGGATTGTAAATTGAAATTGTAATTATGTTATAATTTTGGTACGATTATAGTAGGAAAAGAAATAAAACAATTTTATAGTTGGTTGTTTTAATAAATTGTTAATCAAGAAAAATGTTCACAGTTAGTAAAGATGTAAGTTTGAGTGCTGATTTAATCAAGATGGCTATTGAAGTCAACGAAGATGAGCGAGAAAGATTTGAGAGATTAGACAGATATTATATTGGCAATCACGATATTCTCAAAAGGACGAAACCGAAAACAGCAAAGAATAACAAAGTTGTTGTTAATCACGCTAGTTATATAGTCGATTTGAATACTGGATACTTAGTAGGTAATCCTGTTGATTATAAAATTGATGATAAGTTTGATGCAGAAGTAGTTTTAGAACAATACAGAGAACAAGTAATTTCTAATACTGATAATGAGATAGTTAAGAAGTTGGGCATTTTTGGTAGGCAGTATGAATTGGTTTATAATGTAGGAAATGATACTAGAAGTGCTATTGTAGATGATAGAAATTGTATTTGTATTTATGATGATACTGTTGAGCATAATAAATTATTTGCTATTTTGTATCAATTAGGGGAAAGGAAAGGAGAGTATAAAAGCATTAAGGTTTACGATAACAAATTTTTTTATGATTGTGTAGTTGAAGGAAAGACAATAGCAATCGGTGAAGGTATACCACATTTATTTGGGAAAGTACCTGTAATACAGTTTAAGAATAATAGTGAAATGACTGGGGATTTTGAGCAGGTAATAAGTTTAATTGACGCTTATAACACTTTGCAGTCTGACAGAATAAATGATATTGAACAACTGGTTGAAAGTATCTTGGTTGGTTATGGGGTTCAATTAGAAGAAAAGCAGATGCGAGAGTTAATAGAACAAAGAACATTATTTGGTTTACCAATAGACAGCAAACTGGATTATCTAATGAGGCAGTTGGACGAAGGTCAGTTAGACATTTTAAGAAAGACTATTGAGAATGATATTTTTAAGATAGCGAAAGTTCCTAATATGTCAGACGAAAACTTTGCTGGAAATAGTAGTGGTGTTGCTTTGAGTTATAAGTTACTTCCTTTTGAAATGAATACTACAACAAAGGAAAGATTTGTTGAAGACGGATTAAAAGAAAGATTTGAACTTTATAACAACTATTATGTAGCACTTGGTAAAATGGAGAAAATACCTTTAAGTAAGATAGATGTTTTGTTTAAGAGAAGTTTACCACAAAACTTAGTTGAGTTAAGTCAGATAATAGTGAATCTTCAAGGATTAGTTGATGACGAAACATTGGTTGGTTTGTTACCTTTTGTTGATGACGCAGGTGCCGTTGTTGAAAAGAAAAGAGAAGAAGAAAGGGAAAGGCTTGGAATTGGAAACTTTGGAAGCACAAAGGAGAACACAGGAGAAGAAAGTGAAAAAATAGAGTTAGAAGAAGAAGCAGGAATAGAATAACTTGATAGGGTTAACTTAATAGAGACAAGAAATGGCAAAGAGTTTAGCACAGACTGATATGCTGTATCAGAAAAGTTTGATTAAGCAATGGGAAGCAAGGGCTATACAGCGAACAGTTATGTCGGAAATGACTTCTAGGCAGTTAATAAATAGGGTTATCCCAATGTATGAAGAAACTTTAAGGGATATTGAAAGAGAATTAAAAGAATTATATTTACAAAACTCTAATGGGCAAGTTTTAGATGTAGGCAAGTTAAAACAAAAGTTGGTAGGAAATGATAGAAAGAAAGTAATAATGCAGTTAAGAGAAAAGATTACTTTGGCAGGTTATGATTACAGAAAGGTTTTGAATAAAGATTTTCTATATAAGTTAGATAGGTTAGAAGCATTTAGACAATATGTATATTGGAGTGTTAAGGATTTGGTTCCTGAAATGACTATATCTGAAAGGGAATACTACTCGGACATAATTAAACAAGCATATGCATTAACAAGAGAAGATAATGCTTTAAGAATGATGTATAAAGGAACTGGACTTGGTGGGTTAGGAAACTTTAAGGGATATTCAATTACTGGTGGGTTTAACATAATAAACGAAGATTTGATAAACAAGATATTAGAAGATGATTTTCTGGGTAGTAATTATGAGATTAGAACGAATACTAATATCGGAGAGTTTGCTGGTGAATTAAGAAATATTCTGGGAATGAAAGCGATAACAGGAATGTCTATTGATAAGACGTCTAAGATTATACATGACAGGTTTGGGGTGGCTGAGCGAAGTGCTGTTAGATTGGTTAGAACTGAAAGTATGCATTTTGCTAATCAAGCAGAGTTGCAGGGATATCAAGATGATGGAATTGAATATTACAGGTATGTTGCTACATTGGATAATAGAACTTCAAAGATTTGTAGAGGTATGAATGGGACAATCTGGAAACTAAGTGAAGCAGTTGAAGGATATAATTATCCACCTTTACATAGTAATTGTAGGTCTACAACAGTTGCCATATTTGAAGATGAGATAAGACCTGAAATGGTAATGGAGAGTAGGTATAAAAGAAGTAAGGATTATACTTATGGGGACATTTTGGAAGAAGTATATAAGGGAAATGAAAGGGCATATAGACTAGGGACTGGTGAAAGTTTGAAGATTGGGAAGAAGTAGGAAATAAGAGATTAAATAAAAGACAGGAAATAAAAACTTGATAAGCTGTTACGATTATGATACTATTATATATAGCAAAGGATTAGTTTTATAACCTGTGCTAAAATAAAACAAAAATAAAAG